ATGCCTTTTTTTCTCATCATTCCGCCTCTAGCCATGCCCTTCTTCTTCATCATGCCACCCTTAGCGTAGCCTTTTTTCTTCATGGCACCGCCCTTCTTTGCGGCAATATCATTTGACGGGATTGCTGGGCGAGAGCGTTTTACCTTTGGCGGCTTTTTATCGGCATCAGCGGCTCTGCGCTGTCTATTGATTTCACCAAGCTGATTGAGGCGAGTCGCGACCCTAGCTCTTTTATTTGCTGTTTCAGACTGTTTTGCAGAAACTGGCTTCCCAGCTTTCTTTGCTCTTTTAGCCGCAGTGTCATCAGCCAATGCCTTCATGGACGATCTTGTCATTCCGGCATAGACGTTATCACGTCTATTTAAATTTTTATCGACATCTTGAAATGCTATTTGTGACCTTGTTTTTGCTCTACCAGTTGGCATCTTAATGGTTTGTCCAACGCGAATTTCATTGGCGTTTTTAATTCTGGGATTCGCAGCCATCAAAGACTTGAGAGTAAGGCCTTTTGACTTGGCAATCTGAGACAGGGTATCGCCTGATTTGACTTTTACAGAGCCGCCTTTGGCATAGCCCTTCTTCATCATACCGCCTTTTTTCATGCCCTTTTTCTTCATGCGACCGCCAGCAGCCATTTTGCCCTTGCCGTCAGCAGCAAAGAATGGAACCTTCTTCCCATCCTTTTCAACCATCCTGAGCTTTCCGCCTTTAGCCATACCTTTTTTCTTCATCATGCCGCCAGCTTTCATAGGCTTCTTTTTGGGTTTTTTCTTGAAAGGCATTGGGGTGAGTTTCTTTTTATTTGGTGGGACAACCTTGTCTTGGCCTTTTGGCCCGCCCTTTTGACCCAGCTTTTTAATCATAATAGGCATATTACCCTCCTAGGTAAAACGTGTCGTATGGTACAAATTTTAATGCAGAGGAATCTGTGTCCTCGTTTGCTGCCAGTTCAAACTGGAACTCATATTCCTGTTTTAGGGGGGCAACCCTATTTGCCACTTCTGGTTTTTTCATAGCTATATAATACGCTAATCCTGTCACCAGACAAGGCACAAACCTAGGGGGTACGGCGGCTGTTCCAGATATACCGGAAGTAACCCCATCTATCCCCAGAAGGTAGAAATAAGAGAGCGTATACGTTGCTGCACTGTCTGGTACAGGCCAGAGAGTAAAAGTTGTAGACGTTGCCAACCTTTGCACAAAGATCTGCGAAGGTTTGCCCTCAGCGTTTTTATTGCTTGTTTTAGCGTATGTAGATACCGAGACCCTCTGAACGTCAGTATCGACCTGACTCGTGCCAGTGCCTGTGCGAATTTGGTGTTCAATGATGTCAATAGTTCCCGTAGGCAACGTATAAGTTGCTGTGCCTGCTGTAAGAGCTTGCGTCCCAGCATTGATAGTCCACAAATTAAGTCCACGATTTTGCCACTCCAATGTTAAAAGGTTAAAACTCCGTCTAGCGGTTTTAAGGTCATATCCAGTTTGTAATGAGAGTCCCGCTCTTTCAAACGCCTCTTCAAATATTTCTGGTAGGTCGGGTGTTACAACAGCCATTATGTGACCCTTCTATGCGGCTTTACTTTAGCTCGTATTTTTTTAGGCTGCTTTGCAAACTGTTGACCAGCCTTAGTTGCTTTTCTTTTAGCACGGGTGGTGGCCGCGTACTCCTTTGATGAGAGGGCTTTAATAGCTGATGCCGGAAGATATCTCTCCCCCGTTGCTTTCGGCCCTTGTGTGGACGGTTTTCCACTCTTGGTTCTCCACTTTTGCTTCGTCCAAGACTTCAAACTTCTCTGCGATTTTTTTAACGGCATAAAGTTCCCTATAACTTTTACACATTAACAGCTGCGGCTACAGAAGTTATTAAGAAAAAGAACAAACCAATAATCACTGCAATAAGAACAAAAATACCCAAAGCAGTTTTTATGTTATCCTCTAGTTCTTTCTGTCTTCTTATCTCTTCTTTCCGGGCTGCTGCTGCGGCTTCTTTTGCTTCCCTTATCCTTTTAGCCCTTTCCTCGGTTATACTTTTCCAAGTTCCGTGACCAAACCTCATATCAATCATTGAGGCTATTTCTTGCATCTGCTCTTTAGCAAGTTTTGCATTAATAACCTCGGTTGCTACTGATTTTACACCAAATTGATCGGCAACACCACCAACACCTGATTTTTTACTTCTTAACCTTTGTACCTGTTTCTCACCCTCAAATAAATTATCTATGTAACCCGCTATATCCGAGACATCATTAGCCGTCCCGATGGCACTCTTAATGCCATCGACCGCTGCCTTAAATAAGGATATGCCAGCGAGAGTCTCTGCAATCATCTACTTTAATGCCATTTGCAAACAAAAACATTGATCTTTTTCATTATCAAAACCATGAACTGTACTAGCCACATGACACTTAGATATTCTGTCATGCATACTTATTATTTTTGTTTCTATTTCAACTGAAGAGGTATTAACAACGGCGCAAAATAATATATATCTGATCATTTCTACGCCTTACTTTTTTGTGACTTTCTTATGCTTTCCTTGCCCTGCTTGAATATTCTAGCGACTTCTGTCTTTCCCATGACTTTAGCCCTCTGCTCCCCAACAGTAAGTATCTGTATTTTTCTAGCGTAAGGCTTCTTAATCTTTTTTACTTTTGCAACAGTTGATCTAGCGTCTGCTGGTGTAGCGAACTTAATCCCGACTGTGTCCTTTGGGTTTTCGTCTGTGTACAACCTTCGACCAGAACCCTTTGGTTTTTTACCAGTGCCTACCTTTGGATCTCTTTTTTTCATCATTAGCCTCGATATCCGCCGCCAGCTTTCTTGTAGGCTTGTGCCAACATTTGAGCCTTTCTTGCTGACCACTGACCCGGAGCGCCGCCTTTTCCACCAGCCTTAATTCTATTGAATATCCTTTTTCTCAACGCAGGCTTTGTGTAATTCCCCGCCTCATTTACACGGGACTTTGTCTTACCACCCTTTTTCATTGGCTCAACATCACCACCAGACTCATATTTACTGATTCTTCTAAGTTCGGTCGGCTTTAAGGGCTGGATCCCCTTAAATCCCTTCGTCCCCTTTGGTATTTTTACCTTTGGCTTTCTTTTTGTTGTGGATCCGCCCTCTCTTAATTTAAGAGCAGACAATGTCTTGGCCTGACCAGCATGTGACTTGGACGCTTTCTTTAGAGCCTTTACTACTTTGCCAACCTTTTTCTTCACGTTTCCGCCTGACTTAAGCTCTTCAAGTTGACGAGGCGTTGAATCAAATCCTCTACGAGGCTTATTGGCATCCTTTTGTATTTTTTCTTTCATAGCCTGCTGTCTTGACTTTGCCTTTACACCAGTCTCTGGAGTCCTTTTCCTAATACCAGACATGTAATCCTTACCAGCAGATCTAACCTTTGCTGCACCACCAGAACTAAAAGAAGAGGTCTTCCTATTGTAAGACCCCTTACCTTTTTTTGGTTTTACTATGCTTGGTTTAATTTTTTTTACAGCTTTAGCCACTGGGTTTTTTACAGTTGCGCTGCCACCGCGTTTCATGGCTACTGGCCTTTTTGTTGGACACCTTCGCATAATGCTTCTCCTTGACAACAATCATCTATTACAGATCCACAAACAACACACTGATCGTGACCATGCACATTAACTGTTTTTAAGCTGCCCTGACATCTGGGACATCTGGGGCCGCAATGCTCCTTAACCAAAGAATGTTTTGACTTTGTTTCGCTTGTTGACATTCTTTTTGTGTTTACCGGGACGGCGAATCCGTTTCCGCTTGATATGTACACTTTCCACTCTCCTCGCCATCAGGACTTCACATTGGCCTTTCTTGCCGTGCTTGTTCTTCTAAACGATCTATTAACAGACGCTCTAACAACCTTTAGATTAGATGATCTATTGTCCTTTGGGTTGCCATTTTTATGGGCCACATCTTTTCCATCACCTTTAGACACTTTGCCATCAAACATCATTTTTCTTCTCGCAGCATTTCTACTAGCCCTTTTCTTTTTCTGAGATGGCTTGCTTTGGTACTTTTTGTATTCAGATGCGTAATCCCTGCGGCGCATTACTTTGCCCTTGTTCTTCCGCGCTGTGCGATTCCATCAATCGGACGTTTACGCTTAACAGAGCCACCCTTGTTCATTTTAGAAAAGGGAGTTCTCTTATACGGGCCTCTTATGCCCTGTGGTGACATAGCCCCCTCTCTTGGCCCAGCGGTGACTGGTTTTTCTTTACGAAGATCAAAAGCGAGAGCTGGGGGTATTTTTTTAATTTTTACTTTACCACCACGACTCATTGTCATTGGTGTGGCTGGAGCAAACTGACCGGGATCACCCATAGGGTTTTTCTTACCCATAGTTTTAGCTGCTGCTGCTGGCGCAGGCGCGGAACCTTTCTTTTTCTTCTTTAATGCTTTGGCTGCCATTGGCCCCAGACCCATCAATCCACCACCAAT